CATAAGCAAAGAAAAGAAATTGAGAAAACTTCCTCCAAGACAATCAACCAACAAAACAACATTTTATTTGCTGGTTCCACTTCTGAATTATTAAAGTTGATTGCCACCAGTAGGGGGTAAGATATTTAATGGAGCCGAAAAATACATATAATGGTAATCAATCACTAAAACAGATTGGTTTTGTGATGGACTTTACCTCTGATCAGGTCAGAGAGTTGCTGCTGTGTAAAGATAATCCTGTACACTTCATCAAGAACTACTGTGTGGTAGTTTCTTTAGATACCGAGTTATTAATTCCCTTCGATCTATATCCCTACCAAGAAAAATTTATTGAAACAATTAATGAGGAAAGACGTGTCATCAGTATGCAGCCCCGGCAGATGGGAAAGAGTCAGACTGTGGCGGCATATATTCTTTGGTACACCCTCTTTAACAATAATAAAACGGTGGCTATTCTGGCCAATAAAGCATCTGCAGCCAGAGAGGTATTATCCAGATACCAACTAATGTATGAAAACGTTCCACTGTGGTTGCAGCAGGGTATTAAGACATGGAACAAGGGTGATGTGGAACTGGAGAATGGGTCTAAAATAATTACCGCTGCCACATCATCATCCGGTATTCGAGGTAAATCGGTTAACTTATTGTATGTGGATGAGGCCGCTATCATACCTAATAATATAGCCGAGGAGTTCTTCACCTCAGTATACCCGGTGGTGTCCTCTGGTAAGACGACTAAAATTATACTTACCTCCACACCTCTGGGTTATAATCATTTCTGGAAGTTCTGGAATGATGCTGAAGAAGGTATAAACGGATTTGTACCTTTAAGAGTCCATTATAATGAACATCCCAACCGAGATGAAAAATGGGCAGCTGAACAAAAAGCATTGCTGGGCGAGCTAAAGTACAACCAGGAAGTCATCTGTCAATTTTTAGGAAGTTCCAATACTCTTATTTCTGCCGATGCTATTGGTAGGATGTCACCCAAAAGCTTTATTCATTCTAAAGATGGGTTAGATATATTAGAGCAACCTATTGCACAGCATTTATACTTTACCACCGTAGATACTTCTAGAGGGGTGGGGGGTGATTATTCTGCCTTTACCGTGGTAGATACCACATCCTACCCTTTTAAAGTGGTTGCAAAGTATCGGGATAATAAGATCAGCCCCCTGCTCTACCCCACCGTGGTGCAAAAGGTATCTAAAGATTACAATAATGCCTACATCTTAGTGGAAATTAACGATATAGGTCAGCAGGTAGCCGACATTATTCATAATGATCTTGAGTATGAAAATATGATATGGGTGGGGAGTGATACCAGGTATGGTCAGGTCTTATCAAGTTCAGGTAGACATTCAGTATTGGGGTTAAGAACCACCAAGCAGGTAAAAAGAATTGGTTGTGCTACTCTTAAATCTTTGGTGGAAGAAAATAAGTTACTAGTTTTTGATAAAGATATCATTTCTGAATTCTCAACATTTATTGAGCATGCAGGTACGTTTCAGGCCGATGAGGGATACCATGATGACCTGACTATGACGCTGGTATTATTTGCCTGGGCTACCAACGATATTATGTTTAAAGACCTGATGAATAGTAGCAACAGACAGGCGATGTACAGCAATCAGATAAAGAGTATAGAAGATGATCTAACCCCCTTTGGTTATATTGATAACGGGCAACCTGATGAATATATACCTGAAGTAATTGATGGCGATTTATGGTTATCTGATAAATATAACAAAGACTATTCTGAATTCATAAGAGCAAGGAATTGGTGAAAGCCGGGTTTTTATAAATAAACCGTATAATTTTATTATGTCATAAAAAACGTTTAAGGAGAATAAATATGGCATTTCAGCTTTCACCAGGGGTTCTAGTAACTGAAAAAGACTTCACATCAGTTGTGCCTCAAGTCGGTACGTCAGCCGGTGCATTTGCCGGTGCATTTCAATGGGGTCCTGTTAATCAAGTTGTTACGATAGGGTCTGAAAATGAATTAGTAGAAAGATTTGGTAAACCCAACGATACAGTTTTTGCATCGTTCTTTACCGCTGCAAATTTCTTGCAGTATGGTAACAACCTTCAAGTTGTTCGTGCGGTGGGATCTACTGCCCGTAATGCTAAATCTAATACCAACGGTACAGCGGTGCTGGTTTCCAACGAGGATGCCTATGACTCCACATACAGTGCAGGAAATGCTGCACTGGGTGAGTGGACTGCCAAATATCCTGGTGCATTGGGTAATTCACTCAAGGTAGCGATAGCTGATGCAAATATCTGGGCCAGTGGTTGGACATATGCCAATAATTTTGATGGAGCTCCAACAACATCCACATATGCAGCCAATACAGGTGCTTCAAATGATGAAATGCACGTTATAGTTATTGATGAAGACGGTCTATGGACCGGCACAGCCAATACAGTACTGGAAAGATTCTCCTTTGTTTCCAAAGCATCAGATGGCAAAAGACCAGATGGTACTTCAGCCTACTACAAAGATGTAGTAAACATTCAATCTAAGTATATCTATTGGACAGGACATTCATCCAATGTGGTTGCATCGTCTGCCACCATAGCAGCTTTTGGATCAGTGGTGGGATCTTTACCATATCAAAACCTACTATCTAACGTCAGTGTTGCTTTAACAACGGTTTCTCTAAATGGCGGGGTATCAAATGATTCACCAGCTGCCGGTAACATTCAAACCTCGCTGGCAATCTTTGCCAACGATGAGCAATACGATGTAGCCTTAATGCCAATGGGTATTGCGACAACAGCTACCATTAACTTCGCAATCAGTTCGATCGCCGAAGTTAGAAAAGACATGGTGGTTTTTGCTTCTCCCGAACTGGCTGATGCAGTTAACAATGCAGGTAATGAAGCAACCGACATAGTTGCATTTAGAAACACATTGACTAACAGTTCATATGCGTTCTTGGATTCTGGTTACAAATACCAATACGATCGCTACAACGATGTATACCGTTATGTACCACTGAATGGTGATACAGCCGGTCTTGCTGCTCGTACAGACTTCGTTGCAGACCCATGGTATTCGATAGCTGGTTTCAATCGCGGTCAAATTAAAAACGTGGTTAAACTAAGTTATTCTCCAAGTAAGACAGATCGTGATACGCTGTATAAGTCAGCTGTCAACCCTGTTGCCGCTTTCCCTGGCCAAGGGGTGGCACTGTTTGGAGACAAGACACTGCTGGGCAAGCCATCAGCATTTGATCGTATCAATGTGCGTCGTCTGTTTATCGTACTGGAAAAAGCAATTGCAACTGCTGCTAAGTTTCAGCTGTTTGAATTCAACGATGGATTTACCAGAGCGCAATTTAAAAATCTCGTCGAACCATTCCTCAGAGATGTACAGGGACGACGCGGGGTAACAGACTTTAAAGTTGTTTGTGATGAGTCTAATAACACAGGAGAGGTAATTGATCGCAACGAATTTGTTGCAGATATCTACATTAAACCGGCTCGTGCGATTAACTTCATCCAGCTTAACTTTATTGCAACCCGCACCGGTATTTCTTTCGAAGAAGTCGGCGCTTAATAAAGGAGAGAAAAAATGACAACATTTAACGTAGATACTTTTAAATCCTCACTAACTAACGGGGGCCTTCGCCCTAATCAGTTTCAGGTACAACTTGCATTCCCAATTTATGTGGCAGGAAGCGCCACAGCGGTTACTCGCTCTACATTCTTGGTTTCAGTAGCAGAGTTGCCAGGCCAAACAGTCAATCCTGCCATAGTTCAATACCGTGGTAGGGAGGTGAAGTTTGCCGGTGATCGTACATTTGCACCCTATACCATGACTGTACTCAACGATACTGAGATGTCCATCAGATCAGCGATGGAATCATGGATGTCGGGTATGGAAGATCTTAGGAGTAAATTTGGCGTGATAGTACCCACCGACTACACGGCTGATGTAAATATATCTCAGCTGGACAGAAATGGTGACACCATGAGAACTTACTCTCTAAGAGATGCTTTCCCGGTAGATCTATCACCAATAGCTTTGGATTTTGGAGCTAATGATCAGATATCGACCTTCCAGGTAACTATGCAGTATCAGTACTTTAATATTAACGCGTTCTAATTTATTATTTTTTTTAACCTGGGTGAGTGTATGCTCACTCTTAATACAGGTTTAAAGGTGGAGTTAATATAATGGCAGTATCTCTGTTTGGATTTACAATTGGGAAAGAGGACAAGCAGCCGGGGCTAAAAGCGCAATCTTTTATTACCCCAGCTGCCGATGATGGAGCATCGACCGTCTCATCTGGGGGCTATTTTGGCACCTATGTGGACATCGATGCATCCACTCGTTCTGAATCAGAATTAATTTCTCGTTATAGAGAAATCTCCAACTACCCCGATTGTGACACCGCCATAGAAGAAATCGTAACTGAGGCAATATCTGCCCTGGATAGCGAGGCACCAGTAAGGCTAGACTTAGAGAGTCTGGATCTTTCTGATAGTATAAAAGAAAAAATCAATACCGAGTTTGAAACTGTACTTATATTATTGGACTTTAAAGACAAAGCCCATGATATATTTCGACGCTGGTATGTGGATGGTCGTCTATACTATCAAAAAGTTATTAATACAGCCCAAACAAAAAAGGGCATTCAAGAATTAAGATACATTGATCCCCGTAAGATAAGAAAAGTACGCGAGATTAAAAAAGACAGATTACCCTCAGGTATTGAGGTGGTTAAAACCATAGAAGAATTTTTTATATTTAACGAAAAAGGTCTAACCAGTCACCCTGGCTCTACTCCCTCCACCGTTAATGCAGGGTTAAAAATAACCCCTGACACTATTACATTCTGCCCATCTGGTCTATTGGATCTAGATAACAATGTGGTACTGGGATATCTGCACAAAGCAATTAAACCAGTCAATCAATTAAAGATGATGGCTGACTCCCTGGTCATTTATAGACTGAGCAGGGCTCCAGAGAGAAGAATATTTTATATCGATGTGGGCAACCTACCCAAGTTGAAAGCCGAACAGTACATGAAAGATATCATGGCGCGGTATCGTAATAAAATTGTTTATGATTCATCTACCGGCGAAATAAAAGACGATCGTAAGTTTATGACAATGCTGGAAGACTTTTGGCTTCCTCGTCGCGAGGGGGGTAGGGGCACGGAGATCACCACCCTTCCAGGAGGAGAAAACTTAGGTCAAATTGCCGATATTGAATACTTTCAAAATAAAGTATATCAATCCCTCAACGTACCCACGTCTAGGTTTAAGGAGCAATCATCAGGATTTAACTTTGGTAGACAGGCAGAAATATCCAGAGATGAATTAAAATTTGCTAAGTTTATCGGTCGTATCCGCAGAAAATTTAATCTATTGTTTAATGACATCTTAAAGACCCAGCTTGTATTAAAGGGTGTGATTACAGTTGAAGACTGGGATGAGATTAAAGAAAAACTTAATTATAAATATGCACAGGACCAGTACTACCAGGAAATGAAAGAGGCGGAAAATTTACGCAATCGAGTAGATGTTCTTAATCAGATGTCACCCTATGTGGGTATGTATTTTAGTAAAGAGTATATTCGTAAAAATATACTTAAGTTAACAAATGATGAAATAGAGCAAATTGCTCAAGAGAATAAAAAAGACCCGGTGGAAATTCAACCAGGTATGCCGGGGTCAGATCAGGCAGCAGCTCTAAGTCGGGAAACTTCCGCCGGCTAATAGGTATAAATAAACTATAGGAATAATATTATGGATACTCAAGAAACTATTAACAAATTGGTAGATGATATAATCGCTGGTAACAATTCAGAAGCCAAGGATGGGTTTGAAAGTGCTTTAGGTATGAAGATTACAGCTGCAATGGATAGTAAAAAACAAGATTTAGCCAGATCAACTTATACACAAACAGAAGATGGAACAGAAGAATAAACAAATCCTGGAGCTCTCCAACAACCTTCTTTCGCGGTATAAAAAGAATGCTGGAGCATCTGCCAGCGCAGCCGATGCAAGCGGTAATTTGCAAAAAGGCAATAAAAGATTTTCAGGTATTATGAAAGCAACTAGAAAACAATTTAGTAATGATGCTAAGAAGAGTGTGGCGGAAGGCTTTAGCAAATTAACCCCGCAACAAAAAGCACACGAATATAATTTAGATTCAGCACAAAGAGAAATGGATCGCCGTCATCATCAAGGCGAAGATATGACTGGTGCTAAGATTGATAAAAAAACTTATAAAATTATTAAACCTAAAAAGCAAGGTATGGCAGAAGCCAAAGACCCTCGCGAGTATGACTATGAAGGCGATATGGCCAAGAGCCAACTTCGTTCAATTATTGCTAATGCACAATCGGTTCATGATATGCTGGAAGATACCACAAATATAGCCGAATGGGTGCAGAGTAAAATAACCCTGTCTGCTGATTACATTAGTACGGTGGCTGATTATATGCAAAGCGAAGTTAATGAAAAGGCAGAGCAAGGTGTGGCGGAAGGTATAAAGTCTAAGATAGCAGGGATAGCTCTATCTGCTCTTGCCGCTCATGGAGCCGCTCATGGCAGAGTAACTGGTGATGGCCAAGGAGGTTATACAGGAGGGTATAAGCCAACTGCAACAGCAACTGCAAGCACTCCTTCTGACAATAAACCTGCTGCAGCATCTCCATCAGGCTTTAGTAAAGAATATTTACAACAAGCAGCTGACCCAAATCGTTTTGGAAGACATATGATTAGTGTTGAAAAAGCAGCTGAACTTCTTAAAAATATGAAAGAAGAAACGGTTCTAGAAACTAAAGGCGCACCTAAAGGCTTTCACTTTACCAAAGATGGTAAACTCAAGCGCGGAGATGCTGATCAAGACGGCAATGGCGGACCTATGCTTCGTACTGATCCATTAGATAAGCAACGTAATAAGGTACCTGCAGTCTCAGAAGGAACGAATAACACGTTTAAAAGTTTTCGCAATCAACTTGCTGAAAAACATTTAACCCCTGCAGAGATGAAGAAGCGCGAAGAAGTAGCTAAAGCTATGGAGCGTGAGCAACCCGGTATGCCAATGGGTAAGAAAATGGCCATAGCCACAGCTACTGCTAAAAAAGCAGCTTAAAAAAATAAGGTAACCTATGCCAATTCAAGCAGCATATTTAAAAATCACCCGACGACAAGCAGTTGTTAAATTAACTGGGACGGGTCAATATACTATTGATCTTGCAAACCTAGTACACACATCGGCCTCAACAGGCCTAGTTCCAACTACGCAGTCCTTTACCAGAGCCAACTGTATATGCACCATATCCGATATCGCATATGATGTATCTGCTGCACAAAGTAATGTAACCCGAGGCAGTAATATTATCTGGGCCATGACTCCAGGTCCTGGGGCTTTTAACTTTACACAAAACATAGGTGTGGCCTTGGATCAAGACGCCAATGCCAATGTAATCATTAATATTGCTGGTTCCTCCGATGGTGCAGTAATCCTGCAGTTCTCCAAAGGACTTGGCTTTAATGATGTTAACCTACAAAACGTTGGAAGGTAATGGTATGAAGCTAATTACAGAACAACTGCAGGACATTAAGTACCTTACAGAGAAAAAAGAAGACGGTTCCAATAACGTCTTTATTGAAGGTATTTTTATGCAGGCAGAAAAGCCTAATAAGAATGGCCGTATGTATCCCATGGGAATAATGGAGAAAGAAATAACCAGATTTCAAGATATGATCAATGAAAAAAGATCCTTGGGAGAATTAGGTCATCCTCCAAACCCATCAATCAATCTTAATCAGGTGTCGCATCTAATTACCAGTTTAAAATTTGAAGGTAATAATGTACATGGCAGGGCTAAGATACTAGATACCCCTATGGGTAAGATAGCTAAGAATTTTATTGAAGA